TTTTATTAATTACTTCTTCAGCCATTATGCCATTGCTCCTTTTGCTTCAGGTTGTTGTTCTAATTTTTTCATAGTGTCGTACATTTTTTTAGCACCTTTTTGTACACTACCACCACCTGCTGCTCTTACAGCATCTGCGGTAAATACGAATTCATTTTTGCTTAATCTAGCAGGCACGTCATCGGCTTTTTCAACTGCACCATATGGCATGAAGCCACCAGTATACCTCATATCTGCTTCAATTGGAAGCCCTCCTAAACCACTTTCTTGATCCGTGGGCCTTGATCCAAGAGCATAGTTACTTCTCATTAAACCACCACCTGCTGCTTGTTGTTTAACATTAAAAAATTCTAATAGCTCTTGCATATCTACAGGTTTTCTTCCATTAAACTCTATAAACATTTCTTTAGCTTTTTCTAAAGATAAGCCTTTAGGTATTTCTGCCATATCTGATGGAAAAGGACCTATTGGTTTTGGACCAAAAGGATTAACCGGTTCTGTTGGATCGTTTGGTAATGGTTTTGGTTCATCATCACTACCCATTGCATAATTAGTTCTCATCAAACCACCATTAGCTGCTTTTAAAACAAATTGATCTGGTATTTTAAAAACATCAGCATTTAACGAATTAAAAAGGTTTTCTCCATCTATGGCATCATCTGGATTTCCTGTTGAATCTGCATAAAGTTCTCCTGCTTCTTTTGCTGTTTTAGCAGAAGATATTAAATCAAAAACACCTATACCTATACTTCCAAGTTTAGTAAAACTTGGAACATATGCACCTTTTTCTTTATTATATGTACCAAATAATTTTTGTCCTGCTTTGGTGTCTAATATTCCAAAATCTTGTGTAACATCTCCTGTCCCTGGTAATTTTCCTTTACCAAATTGATATATCTCTCCACCTTTGCCAAATATACCTGATGTTGGTTTACCTCCAGGTAAATCAACCATTGTAGTTTTACCATCTATGGTTATAGGAGTCATTGGATTTTTAGTTCCAACTAACAGTTCTCTTACATCTTTACCACCTGTAAATGGAACATTTAATCCGCCTGCTCTATCAAAAAGACTAGCTTGACTTTGTCCAAAAGGAATTTTTCCTACTGTAGGTAATGCAGTTAATGCCAGATCCATTGGACTTATTCTACCAGTTTGTTTTGCTGTACCTAACAAGTAAGCTGCTTCTCTGTACCCTGGTGGTAAGAAAGGTGCAGCAGTTCTCATGATACCTGCAATCTCTTTAGGTACTATTTTACTAGCAACTTTTGTAAAAGGTTTAGTTACTTTTCTAGTAATCTTTTTTACAAAACTTCCTAATCCATAATTTTGTCTCATATCCATCATATTATTTTTCGTCTGAACCTGCTCCAAGTGGTGGCATTGCAGCCACTTTTATTTTTAAAGATCGCATAACATCTTCTTTTTTAGTATCAGTAGATGGATTTGCAATATCATCCTCTGCTTCCTTATCTGAATTATACTCTTTATTTGTTTTAGTATTTCTCAATACTACTTCTGTTTCACATTTAACAACCGGTACTTTTTTACCATTTATCATTGTGTATGCTACTTCTCCTTCTTCTATAAACGCCATCTTTTCTCCTTAATCTCTGTTAATTTCTAATATTGATGCTACTACATGTAACTCATTAGCATCAGATGCTGTGACTTTCAATATCTCACTTTCTAATAATACTAATGGTTCCGTTAATAATTGTTCAGTAGTATTAGAAGCTATCGACTTAACTTTAAATAAACTAAATACAGCTGCTGCTGCATTAGTTAATGTTGTTGTTAATGTTGCTGCACTTCCAGCATCATTTGATACCAATAAAGATTTTACAATTGCTCTAGAGTTACTAGGTGTTCTTGTTTTTGTTCGTTTAAAAACGTAGAATTTAATTGTTCTACAATTAAAGCAATTGCTCTGTTAATTTGTTTTTGGTTAGAAAAGTCATACTCTTCTTTTGGTTCTGGTAATCTTACTACTACTTTAGCCATTATATTTTTCCTCTTAGACTAACTATACCACCATTTAAATAATTTCTTCTTACTTGACCACCATAAGCAAAAGAACCCATTGAATCAGAACCACCAGGTCCAGATGATCCTGGTGAACCGCCACCTCCTCCACCACCGTCTCCGTCGCCTTGCGGTCCTTCCATAAAATCTCTATCTTGTGCAAAATTAGATTGATAACCGCCTCTGCCTTCTCTTTCATTTCGTTGTCTCATACGTTCAACTGCATCTCTTTGTGCTTGTTCTTTTTTTTCTTTAGCAATTTGTTCATTTTTTATTCTTTCCTGTCTCATCTGCTCTAGTATTTTTGCAGCTTCGATTTCTTTCTTTTTGTTTTCTCTATAATCATTAAAAAATTCTATTCCTTTTCTAGCTAAATTAAAAGGTGTTGGTAACATTCCAAGTATTTCCATGATACCCTTTTTTTGGACTGTATCATTAAATCTATCTTCATCTTCATACATATTTTCTAATTCTAAATCAGGAGAAGGTCGATCTATAATCATATTATCTCTGTCATTATCATTATTAAAATTTAATGGTAGTAGATTTGGATTATATATACCACTAACTGGAGGCAATGAAGGATCTTCAACAGAATCTTCAATAGGAGCGTCCATAAAATATTTATTAGCATCTGATAATTTAACAAAATCTGGTATACCAAAATAATAATTAGCATCAGCTAAAGGTTTATTTAAAACTTTACCTTCAGGTGCTTTTCCAAAAATATTATAATAATCTAAAGGTATTGCCATTATCTACGTCCATCTGGTTGTATGTCTATTCGTAAAGTGCCAAAACGCCAAGACTCACTAACATCAGTGTTTTCTATCTTAATGTTAACAAATCTTCCTCTGGCTCTAGTATCCTTTTTATCAGTGCTAGAGTTGATTGTAAAGGGACTTAAAGTAGTAGTTGTATCTGATTGTTGAGGATATCTTTTAACAGCTAAAGTTACTTTAGCGTTCCCTTGTAAATCTTTAAAATCTGGTACAAATCTTCTCATAGCTAAAAATATATCTCCTGAAATACCCTCTGTACCTTGTTGTCTTGATTGAATGTCAAAATCGTATGACTTTACAAATGATGTAACTGTTGTTGTACTACCATCTGCATTAACTTGATCAGTTCCAACTTCATGTTCAAATAAAGTTGTTTGACCTAAACCGTCTTCACCAATAACTTCAGGAAAACTACCTGATGCTGAAGAATTAAATTTAGTTGCAAAAGGTTTTGGATAAACTGTTGAATCAATCCAAGAAGTCCTAGCTTCTGTTCCAATATACCAAACACCACCTTGCATTGGTTGACCATAATTAAATACAACATATTGATCATTATAAGTAGAACCAGTTGATGGATAATACCAAACAACTTCTGTAAATTGATTATTTAAACCTGCACATATTTGTTGACCTTTTGTAGTATCTGCTTGATCATAAACATAATCTTCAACAGAACATGGTAGTGATTTAACCGTACCATCAAACATAAAGAAACCATTTGAACTCATCCAAAATGCAACACCATCTATTTCAACAGCTGCATTTTTTCCAATCAATCCACAGTTAGTACCAACCTGTTCAAAACCAAAAGTAAAAGGTGCACCAATAAATTTCATTGTATACAATGCATTATCAGTCCAAACTAAAATAGATTCTTTTGCTTTTAATGAACCTATAATTCGTGTTCCGTCTTGTAATCTTTGTGATCCAGCTGAATTAATTGCTGTTGGTATATAATCATTTATATCTTCTTGATCCGAAAATCTTATAAACATATCATCTTGTGTATCAGTGCTTCCTATAGTTGTTTCAGTGCCTAAATGAATTAAGTGACGTGTTGTAGGTGAAACTAATGTAACTCTTGTTGCTGTTGGGTTAGCTGATGTAGAAAAACCAGATGTAGTTGTAGATGCACGTGTTGTAAGTCTTGCAGCATCTCCAGCGTTCCATGTAAAAGTTTTACCGTTTGCAATAGTTGCAACTAACACTTGACCAAAATTACTTAATGACCAAAGTCCGGGCTCAAGAGAAACTACAGATGCAGAAGAAGCTTCACCCCAATCTACAAAATCAGCAGCATTAGTTACAGTTGCACCACTTGAGTGTGCAGCTCTTGTTGAACCATCTACAGCTCTTGTAATACCTGTTAAATTATTTGTTGATATACCTGTGTAAGAAATTAATTCTGTACCTATTTGTATTCTACCTGCTGTAGGAAAACCTGTAGCAGAAGTTAAAGCTATGTTAGATCCTGAAGTACCACTAGTATTATCGCCTAATGTTCCATTCAATGTATTGGTTAGTGCACTTGCAACTGTTCCGTCCCATTCTGATATACCCCAACCATAACCATAAGATTGCGCAGCAGGACCAACCGGTTCGTAAGGAATTACACTACAT